ATGTTCGCCGTCCTTCGCCCCATCAAACACCCCCGCGTCAACTGGACTGTCAGCTACACAGACCCGGTAAGGATCGAAAAGAGCGGGCGAAAAAAACGCATCGTAAAATATTTCGTGGAGAAAGAGGACGCGCTAGACTACCAAAAGACGGTCAACAAGGGCGTGGTCATGGGCGGCGTGGCGGGGCTGTCGCTTGATGCCCCGGCTCGCGCGGATTTTTTTGCGGCGCGGCAGGCTCTTGATGCGGCGGGGGTCACGTTGTCGCTGACCGAGGTGGCTCAGGATTTTATTGCGCGGCATCCGGCCCGGCAGCAGGCAGCAGTCGCGCTGGATGAGGCGTTGTTGAAAGAATTTATTGACCACAAACAGCGAGTGGAGGGGGCAAGGGATCGGACGGCGGGAAATTTGAAATCTCGTGTGGGGGCTTGGTTCAAGCGCGAGGGCTTGGCGACGGTATCGGATTTGACTCACGAGGCTTGTCTTGCCTTGCGGAGCCGGATGGGGGTCAGCGCCACCACGCGGAAAAATGACATGAACGCGGTCAGCAGTTTTCTGACGTGGCTGGTATCGGAAAAGAAGTTGCTGAAGGTTCACCCGATGAAGGGCACGAAGCGGCCGCGAGCGGATGAGACAAATCGGGTGGTGTGGACTGCCGGGGAGGCAAAGGCGTGGTTTGTGGCGGCAGCCAGGTATCGCAAGGGCCGGTTTGTGCCGGCGCTGGTGGCATTGTTGATGGGCGGATTGCGCCCCAGCGAACAGGAGCACAGCCGGTTTGTGCTGACCGGAAAGCCAGCGTTGCGGGCGCAGGGGGGGAAGTTGCGGGGCCGGGCGGATCGCACGGTGCCGCTAGGCGAGGCGGCGGTTGCGTGGTTAAAAAGATTTTCACCGGCGCAGGATGGCACGTTTCATCCGCTGAGTGTGAAGGGAAGGGCCGCGCTGGAGCGGTTGAGCGGGCAGACTTGGACGCAGGATGCGCCCCGGCACACGTTCATCAGCGCTCGGTTCGCCATCGTTCAGCATGAGGGCAAGGTTGCCCGCGAGGCAGGCACCAGCGTGGACATCATTTTTAGGCATTATCACCGCGTGCTGACGCGCCCGCAGGCGCTGTCCGTGCTGGGTTTCAGGCCATAAGGTCTGCTAGGCTTTGGCTTGCAGTGTTTCCGGTTTGGTGTTTCCTGCATCAGGTTATGAATGCTCCTGTTGTTTCGCACTTTGATGACCCCCAGTATGAGTTGGGGTTGGATTGTGGTTTGAAGGATCTCAACTGGTTGTATTTGCGCCAGTTCCTTCACGAGCTTGAGCGGGACTTTGATCAGAAGCGTGCCTATCTGGCTTATCTGGCCACACGTTGGGTAACAGGTTATGAGATGTTACGGTCGTATCAGGATGCGGTCATCTACCAGTCCACTCCGAGCGAGTTTGAAATGACTTATTTCAAGGCTTGCGCGGCTCAGTTAAAGGGGAAGGGGCTTCATTTGCTCGCTTTGTTGCAACAGAACCCGGGCATGGATTTGGACAGGTCTGTGGGGTTTGGGGCGGATGATGTGATGGCGATTGTGCAGGAAATTGAGATTTCCGCTGGCGTGGTGTATTCGGCCATGACTCCAACGCGGCGCAACAGGCTGGATTCTTTGCTGAATGCAAGCTCCTGAACAGGTTCTCGCACACGTCTTGGACTTGCTTTATTCCCTCAGGGAAGCCCCCACCGGGGATCGCGCTGCTTTGACTCGGCGTATTGATGAGTCCATCCGCTCTTTGCTTGATGACAACAGCGATGTATCTGTCCGCGAAATGCGCGAGTTCATCGTCCACGAAAAATTGCCAGACTTCATCCGCTCTCATAAAAAAAGACACCGGCCCGATGTCGCCAAATAAAAAGAGGCGTGACGCGAAAGCGGCGGGTGGGTAAGGGCTAAGGGCATGAGCTTCTTCCGTTCTTCTCTCGTGTTGGTTTTCCTTGGTTTCACCGCGCTCGCTACTTCCGCTGCGTCTCTTTCCAGTGAGGGCGGGCGGTTCGTTTTTGGTCAAATTAACGATCAAGCGCGTCACATCTATATGCTAGACACTCAAACGGGACGTCTATGGGAAATGGTTGTCGATGAGAACGGAAACCGGCAGCTCTCGCCTGTGCCTTACTGCGCTGTTGGCGGAAAATTTTCTTTGCCCGCTCCGCTAGATGATCCGGCCATCGTTACCGTTACTCCCATCAAGTCTGATACATCCAAGGAACAGGCTACCGCTACCGGGCAAATAAAAGATGAAATGGGTTGCACGGCAGAGGACTATGACACCCTCGCCGCCAAATACGATCGCGAGGGCGAAACCAAGCTGGCCCAGTTGGCACGCGAACGCTCCGCCGCCTTGCGCGCTCAGGAAACAAAATGAGCCGCCCCGCGCTAAGTGTGCGTCCATGCCGCCTCAGCAGACCGAATTTTCTTTCGGTGACGTTGTCCCTTTCCCTACCACAAAAACAGCAAAATGCCCGCGCCGGATTCGCTGCGCGGGCTATGCTTGCCCGCAGATGGCAGAGATGGTGATGTTATTTCGCTGCGCTTTCGAGATGCTGGAAAAGTCCGGTCAAGCAGATGCTTTCTTGTCACGTGCACGGCTTATCTCTGCCTTTTTCAACTCTAATTGAGCAATCCTTTGCACGTCCTCAATCCCCGCAACTTTTCTAGACTCAATTCGTTTCGCCACTTCGGATGCTTTTACCGGGGATACTTCCGGAACTTGTTCTGATAAATCGAATACAGGAGTGATCCCTAACCGCTCCCGCTCTTTGGGGGTAAGCGGTTTATTTATTTCTTTAGCGAGTCGCTCAACTATGCTCACAAGAAGCAGTTCGCGTTCCTTTGGTGTTTCAGATGCGCCAGATACTGTTTGGGCCAGAAAATCGGAAATCAGACTGGAAAGCGTTACTTTTTTTTCTTTGGCGTAAGCTCTGGCCGCTTCAGCGAGTCCGCTGTCCAGCGAGATGTTCAGGCGTTCGTGTTTTGTGACGCCACGGGGGGCAACCTTCATTGGAATGCTCATGCGTGGACATCTTTTTCATGCCCATAAAAAAGAAAATCTATTTTTCTCGCTTGACGTGTGTAAGCAGTTACACACTCTCTTGTGTATGAATCTCAGAGGACGTCCAAAAGGAAAAACCAAACAGCGCGTCAATGCCATGATTGATATCACGTTATACAATCAGGCTCGTCGTATTGCGCTTGCATTCAATGTTTCTTTTTCCTCGATCGTAAATCGGGGGCTTCAGCGTGAACTCAGCATCTTAAAGAGGAAAGAGGCGAAATGAGCCGCGCGAAAAAAACCGCGAAGCGGGCGGAGTCCGCGGAATCGACCCCGGCAGAAGACTATCTCGCCACGTCGGGGCCGTTTACCGGCGGCGAAATCTCCACCGGCAAGGCGCGGGCTTTGCGAGAGTTCGTCCATGCTCAGGCACGGCTCGACCGTATCGAGTTGCTGGAGGCTCATGTGTGTGTGCTGGATGAGCATGGGTGCCATCTTCCGCTTTTGCCGAGGCGCACGGAGATCGTGCTGGCTAATGTGGAAAAACCGTTGTTACGCGCTGTCAGCGATCTGCCTGACTCGTCTGCGCGGTATGAGGCGGAGCTTACGGTGCAGGTGCTCGCCGGGATGTTGCGGCAGGTGCTTGCCCACAATTACATGATCCGGGAGGCGTTTGACCTCACGTATGCCCATTCGGCTCTCACCGTTTGGGATGAGGCGAATGGGGCCAATGAGCCTGATGCAAAATCGACTGGTGCGACAGGGACAACGGGGACTCTGAACTCGGGACGCGAGACTCTGAAAGGGGGGGCGAAATGAGCCGCGCAGCCAATAAATTTGCCGCACTGGTGCGCGGCGACGATGGCGCTCTGCATGTGCGGCGGTTTGCGACTGCCGCAGATGCCGCAGGCGTGGCGGCGCGGGAGCGCGAGTTTGTTCCCGCGTATCCAATCCATCCCGAGGATGTGAAGCCAACCACCAAGGGCTGGCCTCCTTCGCGGCTGGCGCGGGAATTGGGCATCTCGTCTCGCACGATCTGCCGGCGGTGTGAGCGCGATCAACTGCCCTATATCAACCACGGGGGGGCGTCACGGCCTTACCGCCTCATCCCGCTTCACGTCGTCAAACTCGTCAAGCTCTACGGGCTGGCATCCGTGGCACGGATGCGGGCGGCGGGGCAAATCTGAATCCATTTTTTAACTACAACATTCATCTGCACATGAATACAAAAAACGAAACAACAATGACGGCGGGCGGGACGCCCGCGCCACTTCAACAGGAGGCGGGTTTGCCCTCACAGACGCCCGCGCCTTTTCCCCCAATGCCGCTGGCGTTGCCGCCAGTGCGCTTGCACATACAGCAAGCGGTATTGGATTTGGTATATTATGATTCGTTGGCAGATAATGGTAAAACGCAGATACCTGCTGAACGTTTTGAGCAGGCGTTGGCACTGATCCATTGCTCAGAGCATTACCTGCAGAAATTTTATAAGAACTCATGGTCGGAGCTTTTTAGTTGGGTCGAAAGTTACACTCATGATTGGCCCGTTTTTAAAGAGAGGGTAAATGAGTTCAGGAAGTTCGGGATTTTTTGCAGCCCGGAGCGGTCTTTGCAGATTGCGTATAAGTATCTGGCAAAATATGCCGTAAAATGGATTCTTGGAACTAAGCAGGCGCGCAAGGTTTCCGCAGCTCATGCCGCTCACAGGCGCGGGATTAACCGGTCTCTTATCCAAAAGGGGAGGGCTCCCATCGACTGGCGCACGATAGACCGGGACGAAAAGAAACGGAGGGCGGCAGCATGAGCTACGGGTCTCCATCAACGTTCGGGGCGCGCAAAAAGTGGAGTAACCGGCTGACGCCAGTAAATCCCAAGCCGGTAAATCCCAAATCCCAAGTGGACGCCGGACAGCGGACGCCGGACTCTGGCAAGGCAACACCTCGCGCTCAGGTCAAAGGCGATCCGGCTTTCTGGTCAACGGCTCAGATCATCCGCGATACGCGCGATGGGTCCACGAAAACAACGCGCTGGCGGGCGGTCGCTGGGGGCGTGGTCCTCAATACGTGCACGCGGGGGCCGGGCGGGTTGTGCGAGGCCCTTGTGTTCATCCCCGGCGCGAGCGCCGCCGATTTCACCTCATCCGTTAGCGCCAAGCTCACAGCTCCAAGCGCCAAGCTCCAAGCTAATAGCTCCTGATTTTATGTCCTCCTCATCTTCTCCCGCTCCGCACTCCCAAGTTTGCGAAAATTGCCTGTTTTGGTTTAAAAACAAAACGGGCGAGGCGTTGCGCGCCGCCGCAGGCGGGGAGTGCCGGCGGCGAGCAGCGGGGGATTTTCGCTGGCCGCGCACGCGCGCTGAGGATTGGTGCGGGGAGTGGAGCTCCAAGCTCCAAGCTGATAGCTCACAGCCCCAAGCTCACAGCCCCAAGCTCACAGCTGATAGCTCAACGATCACAGCTAATCTTTCTCTCGACATGGAATCCGGGGACGCGCCCCCGTCCGCCTCTGCGTGTGCAGATGCGGGGGCGGATTGCGGCACGGGGAACCGTCAGCGCCGTCGCGCAAGCGGCGGTCAGGCGCATCCGGGCCGTGTCGAGAGAGCCACTTTGAAAAGCTGAAATCTTGTCAGAGGTGTAACCATAAATCCAATACCATGCAAAATAAACGTGATGAGCGAACGCAGCAGGTGATCGACACGAATGTGTTCATCGAACTGCTGGCACAGTTGGGTCGGGGCACTGTTGCCGCCGATCTGGCCGAAAAATATCCGCAGGCCGTGCAGGCTGTGCGCACAACGGGCAAAAAGGCCGAACTGACTTTTTCCCTGATTATCAAACCCGATGGCAAGGGTGAGGTGCAGAGCGTGGAGATCGAGACGGCAGTGAAGTTGAAGCTGCCGGAGCGTGATCGGAAACCGACCGTTTTCTTCATCGAACGCGACAGCAATTTCCTGACGCGGAACGATCCGAAGCAAATGCAGATGTTCCCGGAATCAGAGCGGACGGCGGCGTAAGCGCCGGGCATCCGAGTCAAAAAAGCAATCTGCGGGCGTTTGTCAGAAAAAGCCCGCGCCACAACAAAACCACAATCGAATCGTAGTTGAATTATGAATGCACAAGTTGCACAGACTGAATCAGCGGCCATCGCCGCTCTGGCACACGAGGGACTGAAACCCGAGTTGCAATCCATCGAGGGGCTGAGAGCTCCTTTGCTTCTATGGCCGAAATCGGAAAAGATTTCGAGCTTGGAGGAATTTTTGAAAAACCCCATCCGCAAGAAGGCCAATGTTATCGTTCGTGATTATATGTCGTTTGCTGACTACGTCATCAAACACGCGGAGCCAGGCACAACGGTTTTTTCAAAAGTGTCCGAGGAGGGCGGAACGTTCACCGCCATCATCGACTACCATCACGGCAACGCGGAACACGCGATTGTGGCACCGAGTCACAATGCGATTTACAATCCGGGCGAGGCGCGGAATTGTTCGCACTCGTGCCACTATATTTGCGAGCACACACCGGAGTGGAAACGTTGGCTGTCGCAGAGCGGGGCTGGCATGTCGCAGACGACTGCCGCGCAGTTCATCGAAGACAACATAATCGACATCATCTCTCCGGAAGCGGCGCGGATGCTGGAGGTTGTCAAGACGCTGGAGGCCACGCAGGGCGTGGAGTTCAAGAGCGCGGTGCGGCTCGAAAATGGCGATCGTCAGTTGCACTACGCGCACACGACGACGGCAAAATCGGGTCAACAGGGCGATTTGGAGATTCCGGATACGTTCAAGATTCGCATTCCGGTTTTCCAGAACGGCCCGGCCTACGATGTGGATTGCCGGTTCCGCTACCGCATCAAGGACGGTTCGCTTATCATCTTTTATGAGGTGGTGCGTCCGCACAAGATCATCGAACTGGCGTTGTCCGAGGCGCGGAACGCCATCGTGGACATGCTCAAACCCATCCCGGTTCTGTTGGGTGAGGTGAAATAAGCGCATCAAAAAAATCTTCTCCGGCCCCGGCTGAACCCACGGGGCGGGGGCGCTGTAGTTGCGGATCAGCTACGCGCCCCCGCCTTTGTTGGGGGGAGGGGGGATTTTAAACCACTAATCAACACTAACAGGCACTACTAAGAATGAGTGACCGGGGCAAATGGAGTGATATTTTGCACGGGTTGCGCGGGCTGCGTCTGGCGGTTTATGATGAACTGTTGGAACGGGGACTGCTCGACGCAGCCGCGATCGGGGAACATTTGCGACCGGACCAGCGGGCGGATGTTCAGCTTGAGGATGCCATTGGCTGGCTGGTGCGGCATCGGTTTGTAGTGGCGGGTTCAGGACAGCGCTGGGAGGCGCGCGAGGCCGAGGCCGCGCGCGAGGTTTGGGAGCGTTTGGGGGTTTGTAAGGAAAATTTTGCCGCCGCCGGCAGCTTGGCCTCGGTAAAGGAACGGGGCGACGGTCGTAATCAGGAGGCGCTTGGTAGTGCGCATCTCCACGCGGAGGCCGGCGGCGGCGTCGGCGCAGGGGCAGGGATTGCGGGCGAGACGCCCGCGCCACGGGTGGCGGTGCAGCCGCATCAGGTGGAGTTTTTCGCTTTGGAGGGATATAAATTATGAACAAAAAGGTTATCGTCATTTATCACAGCAAGGATTTCGACGGGCTGTTTTCGTGCGAGATTGCCCGGCGTTATTTCGGCGAATCTGCCGATTACGTGGGCTGGAACTACGGGGAGCCGACGCCGGTTGTGCCGCCGGGTGCACAGATCTACATGATCGACGTTTCCGTGCCGGAGTTGATGCAGCGTTCGGGGTTGGTGTGGATCGATCATCACTTGTCCGCGATGCTGGATTACGGGACGGAGATTGCGGGTTATCGCGTCAACGGTGTGGCGGCATGCCGGCTGGCGTGGCAGTTGTTTTTTGGCGGGCATCGGCGGGTCGATGAAATGCCCAATCTTGAGGATTTTGTTGAGCGCCGGGTGTCGGAGCCTTGGGCGGTGCGGCTGGCCGGCGAGTATGACATATGGGATAAGCGCGATCCGGACGCGGAACTTTTTCAGCATGGTTTGCGGACGTGCGATCCTGACTTTCAGCGGTTGCTGAATTGTGACGACTCCTATGTGCGGCAATTGCTGGCGGGCGGGAGAGTGTTGCAGTTTGCCCGGACGCGGGAGAATGGGTCCATCGTCAGGGGACAGGGGTTTGATGTGCAATGGGAGGGGTTGACGTTCCTCGCCGTCAACGCTGCGCGTTACAACAGTCTGCTGTTCACGGCAGGTTTGCGGCCTGAGCATGATGGTTGCTTGGGGTTTGGTTGGGATGGCAAAAAGTGGCGGGTGTCGTTGTATGGAGTGCCGGGCAAGCCGGAGATCGACTTTGCCGCGATTGCCAAAAAATACGGCGGGGGCGGGCACAAGCAGGCGTGTGGGTTTGAGTGCGAGGTGTTGCCGTTCGGGTTCGGTAGTGGAGGGAGGGGGAAATGAGTGCTCTTACGGAGATCAGGCGGGAGCCTATCGACTTCCACGCCATCGCATCGGAATCCGATGATGTCCGACGGGCGCACTTCGTCCGTATGTTCAAGCCACGCTTCGCAGCGTTGGTGGAAAGCGGGGCGAAACTTCAAACAGTGCGGCCAAAGCCCAAGCGGATGCCTCAAGCTGGCGATGCGATCAGCCTGCGCTGCTGGACAGGTTTACCATATCGGAGCAAGCAGCGCGTGCTGCGTGAGGCCACGATCTCTCAGGTCTCCGAAATAGTCATCGCCGCCGAGGGCATTTCGCCGATCAGGGTCGAACCGCTAGGAACGTCCGGTGCGCTCAACTACTGGCCGAGTCCCGATGTCTTTGCGCACGCTGATGGTTTCGCCGACTGGCCGGAGATGCGTGAATGGTTCGCGACAACGCACGGTCTCCCTTTCGCAGGCATCATCATTTTTTGGGACACCTCAGAGGAGGCACGCAAAAAATGAGTATCAATAAACACACTACACCGGAGTCCGCGATGCCTTCCGCGAAGTGTTCGCCGGGTTGGTGGCTAGCCGGATGGCAAAGACGGTGGCGCGGGGTGACACTCGACGAGGCACACGAGCTGAAAATCTGGCGCCGTCTTCGAGCGGCAGAAGGTCGCTACCGCTTCAACACCCCCGATGCGGAGCGCGTAGCGACTCCGTAGATACATGGTTGGGCTCCGAATTTTAACCCACGAAAACAATGAGCAACGCACTTCAAAAACTCTGCCACACCGGACGCACAACCCGGATGCTTGAACATGCCAAGAGACTCGCGCTTGCCGGTCGCGCCGTCTATGTCATCGCCGATAACGAGCGCGACCGCCGTAGGCTGGAAATCGAATGCTTCAAGACTGGCGAGCCCAATCTCGGGATAAAATTCGAGACGTCGGGATCACCGGGGAACTTCGATTGGGAGCAGATGCGTCTGATCGGCGCTCACCCCAACTGCGTCGTCCTCGTAGATCACCACGCGATTGAGGACAAATACGCGCGGGTCTTGGAGATGCTCCACGCCTACGACGATCCGCCCGCCGAGGACACACCCGATGCGGCGCACGTAGTGACGCCGCCATTACATGGTTCGCAGAATTTGAAAGGATAACATTATGGGACAAGATTCAAAAATAGAATGGTGTCATCACACCGTAAATTTCTGGTGGGGCTGCGCATTCGCGCAGCTTCCAGATGGCTGCATCAGCGAGGAGTGTCGGCATTGCTATGCCTTACTTCTCTCGAAACTTTTCTCGCGGGGAAAGGCCACATGGGGAGCGACAGGGAAGCGCTGGATTCGCCACGAAGCGGCGAGGCGCGAACTCTACAAGTTGGACAAGAGCGCCTTTCAGCGCGGTGTGCGCGAGCGCGTTTTTATCAACAGCATGAGTGACACGTTCGAGGATCGTGACGATCTCAACGAGGCTCGCAGGTTCCTTTGGGATGCCTGCCAATTCGTCACCAACCTCGACATCCTGTTGCTGACGAAACGTCCCGAATGCGTGGTGAGCATGGTGCCTTGTTCGTGGCTGTCTGATTGGCCTGCACATGTGTGGGTCGGAACGACAACGGGCACACAGCAGGCCGCTGACGAACGCGTTCCATATCTGCTGTGCATCCCGGCCCGTGTGCGGTTCCTGAGCTGCGAGCCGTTGTTGGGGCCGGTGAATTTGCGTAGTGTCCCCGATCTGTTTGGCTCCGATTTGGATGCATTGACAGGTGACTCTGGCATTGAGGGGCGCGGGCATACTGGGCCGTCTGCTGAGCGTATTCATTGGGTAATTACAGGGGGTGAGAGTGGACCGCACGCGAGGCCGATGCATCCCGATTGGGCGCGGTCGCTCCGCGATCAGTGTTCATCCGCCGGAGTTGCGTTTTTTATGAAGCAAATGGGAGGTGCGCGGAAGCCGTTCCCTGAAATCCCTGCAGACCTCGTGATCCGCCAATTCCCGGAGGTCTCTAACCAAACGATCTGCGACGCGAAGCGTTCGCAGTGACAACTTGTTACCGGATTTTCACCCGTGAACTACTACAACGAAATCGATCCCAAAGCCGCCACATGGCTCCGCGAATTGATCCGGCAAAATCTTATTCCTGCCGGCGATGTGGACGAACGCAGCATAACCGAGGTTTCCCCGTATGATATTGATGGATACACACAATGCCACTTCTTCGCCGGTGTCGGAGGTTGGCCCCTTGCCTCGCAACTCGCCGGATGGCCTACAACTCGACCTGTTTGGACCGGCTCCTGTCCCTGCCAGCCGTTCAGCGTCGCGGGAAAGCGGCGCGGAGCCGACGATCCTCGACACCTCTGGCCGGTCTTCTTCGACCTCATCCGCGAGTGTCGCCCTTCAGTCGTCTTTGGCGAGCAGGTTGCGAGCGCGGCTGGACTTGGATGGCTCGATGGAGTATGCGCTGATCTGGAAGGCGCGGGTTACGCCGCGGGGGCGGCAGATTTGTGCGCTGCGGGCGTCGGCGCGCCGCACATCCGACAGCGACTCTATTGGGTGGCCGACGCCCAAGGCGCGAGACGATCAGAGTCCGAAAGTTCCGCCCGGCAGACAGGGAGGGCACTCGCTATCGACAGCCGCCCAACTGGTGGGATGGCCGACACCGACAGTTCAGGACTCAGCGAATACAGCGGGTCCGTCGCAATTTCGGAGGAACAGCCTGCCTCTGAATTGCGAGGCCACCTTGGCGCTTGGTCAGACTTCGACCTCATCCCCTGCGCCGACGGAAAATCGCGGCGCGTTGAATCCGGCACATTCCCGTTGGCTCATGGGGTTCCCGCCCGCGTGGGACGACTGCGCGGTTACGGCAATGCCATCGTCCCGCAAGTCGCTGCGGCATTTATCCGCGTATTCCTAGAGTCCGGTAACACTTAATTATGACAACGGACCTTCGTATATCGCCTTCGTATATCGCGCGAAACAAGCCGCTCACTCCTATGCAGATAGGTTGGTTGCGATTGGGGCCAAAGGCCCGCGAAATCATTACCAATCAGATGGAGGCCACGCGCTCAGCCATTCGGCTGCGCAAATGGTCGCTCGCAACAGAGAAAAGTTATTGCGCGTGGGTTCGTCGGTTCGGGGTCTGGTTGATGGTGACGCCCGCCGTCAAGACGTTGCCGGATGCCACGGCACGCGTGACGGCGTTTCTCGCCGGTCTCGTTTCGGGGCCGTCGCCACGGTCGGGAACGACTCTGAAACAGGCGCTCAATGCACTCGTGTTTTTTTACGAGCATGTGCGCGACGAACCGTTGGGAAGGCTTGGCGACATCCCTCGCCCAAAGATGGCTGTGCGGGCTCCTACTGTCCTCACACGCGAACAGGTCAAGGCGTGGATTGGCGCAGTGGAGGATTCGCACGATCAGCCTTACAAGCTGATTTGTCGTTTGCTCTATTTTACGGGGATGCGGATTTCCGAGGTGCTGAATTTGCGCGTGCAGGATATTATTTGGGAGCACTCAGAGATTTTGTTGCGGGCGGCAAAGGGGAATAAGGACAGGCGCGTGCCGTTGCCGTGCGCGGTGATGACGGATTTACGCCAGCAGCTGGAGCGGGTGCGGTTGCTGTGGCAGCGCGACCAGTTCGACAAAGTTCCCGTGGCCTTGCCGGATTCGGTTTTCAATAAATGCCCGCGTTACGGGTTTGGCTGGCCGTGGTTTTTTGTGTTCGCCGCGGGCAAGCATTGCACCCATCCGAGGCTGGGGCATGTAGTGCGGTGGCGACTACACGACAAGACCTTGCAGACAGTGACGCGGGTCGCCGCCGAAAAGGTGGGTTTGCTGGGGGTGGCGACTCCGCACCGGCTTCGTCATGCCTACGCCACGCATTTGCTCGAAAGCGGCGTGGATATTCGGACGGTGCAAGACATGCTTGGTCATGCGGACGTGGCGACGACGATGATTTACACGCACACGAGTGTTCGGGGGGCGTTCACGCGGCAACAAGTGGAGGCACTGGCAGTGTGAGGGGGACTTAGGACTCAGGACATAGGACACAGCTTTTGATAACCAACAATAGTAATACAAAAATGAATACAATAAGCATTACGGGCTGGCTGACGAGGCCGGCGGCGCGGGCGGTGTCACCGATGGGGCGGAATGTCAGGCTGACATTCGATTTGCACACCAAGGATTCGCTTGGACAGGAGTTCCCGATTCGATGCGCGGTGGATGATCTTAACCTCATCGCGTCCTATGAGCCGTTGTTGTTGCCGGGCAAAACGGTGATTGTCATTGGCGAGTTGACAGGGCGGCCGTTTGTCAAAAGCGGCGTCACACAGGGTATCACGAAAGAAATCTTGGTCGTCCGCGCAGAGTTTCCCAATCGAGGGAAGCGGGATGAGGACGGAGAGGAGGGCGGCGCGGAATGAGGCGGCGGGGCTTCTATATCCGCAAAAGTGTGCCAGAGCGTGATCGCGCCTACTGGCGGGCCGAACATGAGACACGCGACAGCAGCGTGCCTGAGAAGGGGACGGGCAAACGGGAGCGCATGTCCCTTGGCTTGGAGTTGTTGTTGATGCGCGCCCGCAAGGGTGTGCCGTTGTCGTTCCATGACATCGCCGCTTGGTGCGGTTGCACCAAAGAGAGCGTGCGTTTGATCGAAGCGAAGGCGTTGAAACGGGTGCGGATGCGCGCGCGGGCGCTGGCAGGGGAGGTGGATCAATGAACCGGGTGCGGCCTGTCATGGTGAGGGAGGGAATTTTAGATAGTGAGCGCGTGTGCCGCCTAGGTCTCGCGCAACAATTGTTTTTTAGAAACCTGCTACACGTCTGCGATGGAGCCGACCGCTTCGAAGCCGACGCTGACGATCTGAGATACACCTTGTATCGCCGTTCGCTCGACAGAGTGCGGGGTCATCACATCCGGCAATGGCTTGCTGAATTGCAGTCCGCCCGGTTGATCGAACTCTACACCAGATCGGGGAAGGCTTACGGTAAAATGCTCAAATACGGACAGCGCGACACGAAGAGGGCCGTTTTGCATCCGCCGCCAGAGGATGAAGCCGAATTGCCGCTGGGGTTGCCGGAGCCGCCCAAACGGGCACGGCGGTCGCCACGGAAAAAACCTGACGATCCGCCGCCAGAGGATGGAACTGAATTGAATAGAAGGGAGGGGGAAGCGGGCGGGACGCCCGCGCCACTCCCCACGCCCCCCGAATCTTTTTCTGATTGGGTGGCACGGCTTCGCCGCGCCTACCCGGCGGCGGACATCGACGGCGAACTGCGCAAGGCAATGGCGCGCAAGGGGGGCACGGTGGAACGCGATTGGTTCGAGCGGCATTGGCTTGGCAATGTTTCGGAAGTCGTAACGCCGGGCGATCTGCGCACGGCGGCGAAGCCAGCCGCGCGCGGCATCCCGGAACCGGATGGTGATTGGCGTAGTGTTTTGGTGGATACGCAATATGGGCCTCACGGGGCTTATGCAGCAGAGCGATGGAATGATTTAAGGGATGATGTTAAGCAATTTGTCATAAAGGAGTTGAGCAAATGAAGGCGGACGATGTTGACAGGATGCGAGAGCAGGCGAGGGAGATTGAGGCGCGGGCAGATGCCGTGGTGTTTGGCGATGCGTGCAAGTTTTGCGGTGTCGGCCCGGCCAGCATTCAGGGTAGGGGACGTGACCGAAACCTTGCGCGGCGGCGTGCGTTCGTCGCATGGATGCTGCGTGAGGAGGGTTGGTCAACGGAGCGCGTTGCGCGGGTGTTGCAACGCACGGATCGGCAGGTGCGGCGAATGATAAATTCGGTGCCGACACAAAGAAATTACAAGTTACGTCCGCTTTAAGCGGACATAACTCAACAAAGGGACTTCTTTTGCGGTGTCGGGGATTCTTTTTTATGGGGCGTGACGCCCGAACCCGACAAACAACAGCTCAAATTCACCGCGATCGAGGCGGCGTTTGTGGCGTCGGGTGTGGGGGAGATTCCGCAGGGTGCGAGCGATCTGACCAAGCGGGAGATGACGTTCGTGTTGCGCATGCTGGAGCACGGACAGATGGCACAGGCGGCGATTGAGGCCGGTTATTCGGAGGCGTCCGCCGCTTCGATTGCCTCAGAAACCCTGAAAAAACCGAAGGTTTTCGCGTTTTACCGGCGTTGTCTCGACAAGGTTGTGACCAACGCGGAGCGACTGACGGCGCGGGTTTATGAGCGCAGCGTCGTGCTGCATGCGCAGGCGCTGGAGGCGGCGCAAAAGCTGGCGGAGGCGAACGAATGGCTGTTGCTGAGCGAGCGCCACGAGAGCGGGAAAAACGCGAAGGATGTCCGCGAATTTGAACTGGCGCGGGAGCGGGCTCAGCGCGACCAAAAGCATTTTATCGGGCTGGCGAATCAGACGGACGCACTGCTTGGTTCGCTACTCGGCAAGATCGTGGGAATCACGATCAACAATCAGACCAATTTCAGCATCGTTGGGGACGCTGATCGTGCGCATCTGTTGGAATTGCAGCGGGAACTTTCGCAGGGCTTGACGCCCGCAACGCCGTCGCTGGCGGGAATAGGCGGGGAAAGGGGGCTCGCACCATGACGGCGGCGCTCACAACAGCGGAGGCGGGCGGGACGCCCGCGCCACATGCTGAAAAGCTCAACCCGATCACGTTTGCCGTGGCGGTGTTGAAGTTGCGCATCTATTCGTGGCAGGCCAAAATCATGGCGTCGGTTTGGTCGGGAAAGCCGACCGTGGCGGCTACGCCGAACGGAGCGGGCAAAACGAGCGTCATCATCGTGGCGCTGGCGTTGACGTTGTTGCATGAGTTTCCGGGCGCGACGGTGGTTTTGACGAGCGCGACTTACCGGGCGGTGTGCGACCAGATTTTCGCGTCGCTGGCGGTCCATCAGGCAAAGTTTTCGGCGTGGAAATGGAATGACACGGAAATCAACGACGGGCAGGGGGGACGCATCATCGGCTTTGCCACGGACAGGGGAGGGCGGTTCGAGGGTTTTCATGCCTATCCGGGCAGGCCGCTCTTAATCATTCTGGATGAGGCGAAGTCGATTGCGGATGATATTTTCGTGGCGGCGGATCGGTGCCAGCCGACAATGTTGCTCTACATTTCTTCGTGGGGCGGGTTGTTCGGGCGATTTCACGACGCATTTTCTCAGGATCGGTTCGCGCAGTTTCAGGCGGGGATTGCGGACTGTCCGCACATCACGCCGGAGTTCATCGAGGCGATGCGGGCGCAGTATGGCGAGGATTCGGACATTTATCGTTCCATGATTTTGGGCCAGAGGCCCAAGGGTAACGAGACGGGTTTTGTTGTGCCGTTCGTTGATTACGAACGTTGCGAATCAAATCCGCCCGTGTGGCAGGAAGGCACCAAACAGGTGTTTTGTGACTTTGCAGAAACCAGCGATGAATGCGTGATAGCCAAGCGGGACGGCAACCGTCTCAGCATCGTTGATGCGTGGATTCCTGACGGGAACACGGCGGGCATCACTGACCGGTTCGAGGGGCATTTGCGCCGTCTGCAAAACGAGGGGTTTGTCATTCGCGGTGACGCGGACGGCACGGGGCACGGTTACATCACGGCGCTGTCATTGCGCGGGATCAAAATCAGCGGCGTGAAAAACAACGATGCGCCGATGGATAATCACTATTTCAACCTTGCGGCGGAACACTGGTGGACCTTCGCCAAGAAGGTAAAATCCAACTTCTGGATTCTGCCGCATGACGAGGTTTTGAAACGCCAACTTTGCTCACGCGAAGAGGTGTATCGGAAAGTTGGAGACAAAAAAGTTTACGGGCGCGAGGACGGGCGGCTTCAACTCATGCCCAAGTCACGGCTTTCGACAAAATCCCCCGATCGTGCGGATGCGCTGGTGGGGGCGGCGTTCGATTATGCTTCGTTCGCGGCATTCACGCTCATGGGCGGCAACGATATGCGTTCGCACTTGGACATGCTTAACGAGGCGCTGGGTTACGGCCCGAACGCTGGAACCATTGAGGGGGCTTGCGCGGGCTAACGCGGGACACACGGACATGGTTACACACGACGAAATTCTAGATGCTCTGAAAGCCCGCGGCACGTGGGAGTCGCAACAGCAGACTTACACGAAGATGCGCAATGAGGGGTTGCGCCGGGTGAATCCGCCGTGGAAAGGAGCGGCGGATATGCACTTTCCGCTGGCAGACATGCTGGTTGAGAAGATGAAACCGTTCTACGTGTCGCAGATTTTTGCAACGGACACGGTGGCGTCGTTCACGGGGCTTGATGCGGCGAGTATGGCGCATCAGCAGGCGGTTTCCCAGTGGTTTGACTACCAGCTCAAGCAGCGCACGGATTTCGAGACGGAGGTTGTTATTGGTTCGGACTACATGCTGGAATCGGGCAAGGTAGTCTTCAAGGCGTTCTGGGAGACGAGCCGCAAACGGTTGAAGATTGAGGCGATCAATCGGTATGACGTCATCGTGCCGAACTGGACGGGACGCCTGGCCGATTGCGACTGGATCGTGCATGTCCAGAGATTCAGCAAACACGCTTTTCGCCGACTGGTGAAGCGGATGGCTTGGACGATTGACGACGACACGATCAACGCGCTCGCCGGTCAGGACGCGACCAACACCGGCGCGGCCTCGGCAGAGCAGAGCAAGTTTCAGCGGCAGGGGATCACCTCACCGTCGAAGGATGATGAGATTGTGCTTTGGGAGGTGTATTCACGAAATGACGACGGGGCGTGGATCATCAAAACGTATTCGCCGGTTCGCCCGGAACAGGTTCTGCGTCCTGATTTCGGGTTGCCTTACAATCAGGGTGTTTTTGCCGACTCGCTCCCACCGCCGCCGTTTTTCGAGATTTCGTGCGAGTTGAAGGATCGGGGTTACTACGATTCGCGCGGCATCGTGAAGCGTGTAGCTCCGTTCGAGGCCTCGCTGTGCAAGGACTGGAACACGGTCAAGGACTACCAGACACTCACCAGCACGCCGATTCTCACGGCTAGCGCCCGCAGCGACGTTGGAAACAACAGCACGTTGCGCTTTCAGCCGGGGCAGGTGTTGCCGTTCCCGCTAAGTGCGGTGCAGATGCCGACGCTGCCAGTGGACACGCAACAGGGGATGCTTGGCACGCGGCAGACGGCGGAACAGTTGGTTGGCGTGCCGGACTTTGGCACGGGCAGTCAGCAGCCGAGTGGCGAGCGCAAGACGGCAAAGGAGGTATCGCTTATCGCCAATGTCATGGGGCAATCCGTGGACATGCGCGCGCGGATTTTCCGCAAGGAGCTCGCCCACGGTCTGGCGATCATGTGGGCGATTCTCAGCCAATATGCACGGGAGGAGTTGGATTATTTTGTCTTGGATAATCTGATACAGATTCCGCCCGAGGCGTTTCAGGGGAAATATCGCATCGAACCTTCCGCATCGGGTGACAATTGGAACCGGACGCTGGTTTTACAAAAGGCCCAGAGTCGGTTTCAGATGTTCCGCAACGACCCGCGCATCAATCAGGATGAGCTTTACCGGGGCTTGCTGGACGCGGACGATCCGCGTCTGACAGCGCGCTTGCTGGTCAACACTGGTTCGCAACAGGCGATGCAGTTAGAGGACCAAGCGCAGGAAATCGGCATTATGCTGATTGGTTTCCCCGCCGAGGTCCGTCCGACCGACGACGATGTTGCGCATGTCCAGAGCATCGCCGGGTTCGTGCAACGGCGGCTCAAGACGGGCGAGCGGCTTTCGCCGGAGACGTTGGTTCTCCTTTCTCAGCACACGGGGCAACACCTCGAATCACTCAAACAGAAGAATCCGCAGGCGTGGAAACAGAATGGTCCAAAGTTGCAGCAGTTCGCCCAGCAGTTGCAGCAGTCCGCCACGCAGGCGGTGCAAGCTGCGCAGATGGCGGCTGCGCAAATGGGAGGGATGGCACCGATGCCGGGAGCGGGCGGGACGCCCGCTCCACAACCGAACGCCGCGCCGGGAGCGATGCCGCAACCAGCCCCCGTGCCCTCACCGTATGACAACCCGATGGCACCGCCAGCGGGCGGCGGTCCCTTAACCATGTAACCCATGAAATTTCTCCTCAAATTGCTCCGCAAAAAACTTCTCCGCTCGCTCCTGACGCGAGACGAGGCGGCCTTGCTTGACTCGCTTTCGCATCCCTACCGCTGGATGCCCGACAATCCCCTTACCGGACGCGAGGGCGAGGAATGGGAACACTTCATCACCGGCAGCGAGTTGGGCCGCAAGCTCGACGTGGCGATGGTCAACTGGGCGCAACAGCAGGCGCAGACTGCCATCGCCGCGCCCGCCGGCCAGATCGAACACGCGGCGGGTTTCGCGCGCGGCTGCATGGCCGGGTGGCAGTTCGCCAAAACACTTTCACGTATCGCCGCAACGGATGCGGCATCATCCGAACCCGATGCCACCACGGCGGCGGCGGGCTTCGAGCACTTCAGGCCGTGATTTCCCAAGGACAAAAACACATGGACACAACCACACAACCCGCCACGCAAACAACCGACGCGCCCGCCACCACGGATGCCGAGGAAGCCGCCGTTTTGGCCGCCGCACAGGCCGCCGACAACGGCACACCGGCCACGGCACCCGCCGCCGCCACCACCGAAAAGCCCGCCGGCCAGCAGCCTGCCACCGCATCGCAGGCAAAACCACAAGACGGCACTCCCTCCGCAACGGGAGACGATGCGAACAAACCCGCTGGCACGGACGCCACCAAGCCCGGCGACAAGCCGGGTGAAAAAACCGACGACGACAAATCCGAAAGCGCCTTCACCAAGGCGCAAAAAGACAAGCAGCGTCGGGATGATAGTTGGAAGGCTCTGAATCAGGAAAAGGAGGCATTGCGTCAGAAGGAAACGCAGTGGCAGGCGCAAGTCGCGCAGTTGCAACAGCAGGTTGCGGAGCTCAAAAAGTCCGCCCCTGTCATCCCCGCTGGTCCCGTCAAGGATGAGCAGGGTTGCACCGCCGAGGATTACGACACCCTTGCCAGAAGCTACGATGGCGAGGGCGAAACCAAGCTGGCCGAACTGGCGCGTGAGCGCGCGGCGGCTTTGCGCGCGAAAGCGCAGCAACAGCAGCAACAGTCGTCCGGGCAACCGTCCGCTCCATCGCAGGCACCGCACACCACGCCCGAATTTCAGGCGCAGTGGAAAGCGAACGCCGCGCAGATCGTGGCGGCAAATCCGGAACTGGCGAGCGCCGAGCATCCGCTTTTCAAGCGCGTGCAGGCTCTCATCGGAGACCAGACTTATGGCCGTTTGCTCATGTCGCATCCGTCCGGGATTTTCGCGGCCCTTGAGGTGGCGAAGATGCAGGAAGCAGCCGCCGGAGCCGAGGCGCTGAAACAGGAATTGACCAAGGCGAAAGCCGAGATCGACCGGCTCAACAAACTCACTCAACCGCTTGGCGGACAGCCGGGCGGCCCCACTGCGACGAAACGCATTGAGGACATGTCCGGCATCGAAGCCGAGGCATTCGTCAAGGCGATGGCGGTCGCGGCGGACAAATCCGGCTGAACGCACTGCCACCGTGCGGGCGCGTGAGGCCGGGCAACGATCACACATCACACACCACAGTTAACACTGTTTTTTACCATGGCTATCGACACAACCACAGTCGCCAACACCATCCGGCCCTACTTCAACAAAAAGCTGTTGGAGGGGGCCAAGCAGCTCGTCACCATGCTGGATTATGCCCAGCTGGAAGACTTGCCCGACAAGGAGGGCGCAACCAGCGTCCGCTTCTTCAAGGCACCCGAACCCGACCTGAAAGCCCAGGGCGCGCCCGCCGCCCTCACCGAAGGCATCCCGCCCACCGTGTATCGGGATGTCACTTACACCACGCTTGACGTCAACCTTGTCCAGCGCGGTCAGGTCGCCAAGGCTACGGACATCGCCACCACCACGGCGCTCTTCAACCACCTCAAACAAGTCATCGAGTTGATGCAGGGCGAGTTTGCCTTGGACGTGGACACGATCCTGCGCAACCAGTGCATCCATCCGACCGCCGGTTTGATGAAGCGCTATGCTCAAGGCGCTACGAGCTTCGCCGCCCTCGCCGCCGCCACGCGTGCGAACGGCCGCATCGTGCCACGCGACGTCCTTGACGCCGCAACGCGCTTGAAAATCAACCGTGCGCCCAAGTTCGGTAACAAGGCTTACGCCTGCCAGTTGCCGCCGCAACTCACCCGCGATATTCTGGAGGACCCGGACTGGAAATCGCTCATCAAGTCGCAATACGCCGACAAGTTTTTCAAGGGCGAGGTCGGAGAAATTTCCGGCGTCCGCTTGGTCGAACAGACCAACCCGTTTGTCGAACTCGACACGGAGGGCACCGAATCCGCCAACCCGGTTGACGACGGCACCGGCAACGGCCTGATTTACTCCGCCATTGTGTGCGGCAAGCAGGCTTACGGCGCGGTCAACATGAACAGCATGGGGGCATCTCCGCACAAACCGCAGATCGTCATCGTGGACAAACCCGACAGCGGCAACCCGCTGGCGCAATTCATCCTCGTTGGATGGAAAGCGTTTTGGGCATCCACCGTCCTGCAAAAACGCTGGGGCATCACGCTCCGCACGAAATCGCAATTCATCGGCTAACCTCGCGCCCCCCTCTCCCTACTTCCCCCTGATTGCATCAGGGGGGTCTTGGGGAATGCCAAGGGCGGCGCGGGTTAGGGGTTTCCCGCGCCGCCCACTTCTTGAAAACGCCAACTGAAAACTGAAATGAATTCACAATTTTTGCCCACCGCTGGCTCACACCACTCGGTCGAATTGGACGACACGCCAAAGCGCCTCATTCACCACGTCTCGCTTAACCGCTCCGCAGCGATGGTGCAGGTTCAGGCGGACGGCGGCGACATCCGCTACACCTTGGACGGCAACACGGAAGAACCTCCTTCCGACACCAAGGGCTTTATCCTGCGCGACGGTGACGCGCCCCTTGTGCTCTCCCGCGCCGAGGCCGATGCCATGCAGGTATTCGGAACCGGCACGCTCCAACTCTGCCAGTATTCAGGCTGACACTACCATGCGACTCGTCCGTCAACAGCGTCAACGCCCCCTCCGCACCCGCGACGGCATCCCGCCGCCACGCAGCCAGTTCATCCGTGTGCTGGTTGATGAAGCGGGCCGCGCGTTGGTTGATGAGGCGGGCCGCGCTTTCAATGCCGGACCGGCGCACGCCCCGATGCCCACCACACCACTCACCTCCTAACTTTTTTAAATCAAATGGCCTATATTGTCGGGACCGTCCGCCCTTACGAAAAACAGGACAGACCCACTCTAATCAGCGAAGACCGCTTTATCACTGATAATGAGCAAAACGGAGTCGGCTCCACACGCTACGCCGATTTTCAGATTCAGCAGGATGCGCGTTATCTCCAAAAAACGCAGCGCAACGCGGCGAACGGCGTGGCCGGGCTCGCAGCGGACGGTCTGCTTGACCCTTCCGTCATGCGCGCCGCCCTCGCCCCTGAACAGGTTGCCGACAATACCGCGCTCGCCGGGCTGACTGTTGTGCAAGGCGACATCGGACGCCGCCTTGTCCGCGTGCAGTCCACCGGCATCAGCTACATCGCCAAGGCGACGGGCACCGGTCTCGACCGCTGGCAGGTTTACGATACCATTCCGACCGCGAGCCAGACCGCCGCAGGCATCGTTCAGCTTGCCACTAATGCGGAGGTCACAGCCGGGACCAACACCACGAAGGCCGTCACGCCCGCGCAGCTTTCGCAGGCGGCATCACGCGTGGTTGCCGGGCGCGTCGCCGTGCCGGTCGGGAGCGATAGCGTCGTCATCACATTCCCGACCGCCTTCGCCGCCGCCCCTGTCATCGTGATTTCGGTCGAAGGACCTGACGACGGGGATTTTTGGCTTGGCCGCATCCACTCGCGATCCGCGACGGGTTTCACTGTCACGATCACCGGCGCGCCCGAATCCGAGGGCTACTTTGTCCACTACCACGCCACGCCAGCTACCGCCTGAACCGCCGTCTTAAAAATCCAATCATCATGAAACGCATCCTGATTTTCACTACACTTCTTTTCCCGCTTTCCGCGTTATTTGGGGCCATGTCCGTTCCCGATGCTCGTTTGACCGGGAACGGGCAAGTGCCGTCCGGTTCCACGCTGACCGTTGCCGCGGGAGGCACGCTCACCGCCGCCCCCGGCTCCATTGTCAACGGGCTGGCGCGCGCGCCCACCGTGGCAATCTTTATCCTGCCTCTTGGCACCGGCTGGCAGGATTTTGAGATAAAAGCCACGTTGAGCAATTTCGGCGAACACACGCCGTTTACGGATTTGTATCTGTATTATCATTCGCCAGACCCCGCGCGCGTGTCAGTGTCAGGCCAGACCGGGCCGAAACCCACCGTGTTCTTCACTGATTCGGGCTGGACCGACCGCCGCCGCTGGCGCAGGCAGTCCACCACTGAGAGCATCTACGCGATGCGCAGTTCCACCAGCGCGACCGTTGCCGCCGCCATCGTGGTTGTCCCCGTTGATGCGACTATCCAGCCAGACAACCCGAACCTCATCTGGAGTTACCAGCGCATTTCCGGGGGAGCTTATGAAAACATCTGGCATCCCATCGTGCCCACCTGGGCGCTCGTTGCCCCCAACCCCTGATCCACTTCCGGCGACGTCCGCCGGTATTCGTAAACAAAATACAAAACCAACATAACAACCATGAAAAAACTCATGATCCTCCTCAGCGTCGCCAGCTTTGCCGGCGCGCTTTTCGCCGCCGCTCCCGCGCCGGTTTTGTCCGCCGCGCAACAGGCCGTTGCCCTGCAAAAACAGGGTGAAGCCGAGTATGCCAAGGGTGCCACTCAGGCCGATCGCGCCGCCAATTACAAGGCATGGCGCGCCACCAACGACGCCACCGTGTTCGCCCTTGGCCTGCCCGTCATCGCCGAGGTGAAGACCCTCGCCCCAAGCACTGCCGGCCTGATTGTCCGCAACTATGTGAACGCGCTCACACGCGAGACCGATCCCATTCAGCCATTGCCCGGCATCCCTCCCGTGCAGGATCTGGCCCGCGAATACGCGCCTTCGCTCTACATCTCCACCTTCGCCAGCGCCGAGGAAATCGCCGTTACTGAGGTGACTACTGGCAACGTTCATGCGTTTGCCAAGGCCGCGAAGCGTCTGGAAAATCCGTCGATCCGTGAAAACGCCTATATCAAAGTCATCGGCAAGGGTGCGATTGATAAGGGTTATACACAATGGTTCAGCAAATACCTGCTGACCAAGACGCCCGCTCAGGAACTGGCGTTGCTGAAAGCCGAGGCCCGCGCCGTGGACAAACGCGAGGCTGGCCCGGCTCGTGACGCATGGCTTCAGAAGCTCATGACGTCCATCGCTGTTTCGGAAAAAGCACAGCCGTAATTGATTCTTAACTACAACCGGGGCCGCGCCGAACGGCCCCGATGCAAGACCAACCCAAACATTCGCCGCCATGCGCACTCTTTTGCTCGCTCCTCTCCTCATGTTGCCCGGCCTGCTCTGTCTCGCCGACAGCACACCAACAGCGCCCAAACAGCCGACCATGCTGGAACGGCTCGCCATGGTGGCTCGCATCGAAAAGCCGCCCGCCGCCCAGCCCGCCGTCACACCGGCCCCGCAATGTGTGGACGCCGCCTCCGCGCAAGACCCGGTCAAGGTCGAGGATGTGCGCGCTCCCGAACCGGAGGTCAAACCCGCCAGTCTGCCCGATGCGCCTGTCAATCCGCTCATCCCGCGCAGCGCCTACCTGTCGCGCCTCATGACCGGGGCCGGGATGACGCGCCCGATCGGCGACCTCCCCGGCGGCACACCCCTCGGCATCTGGCAGCGCCAGATCGACGGACGGGAAAAGCGGCGCGGCTCCGCCGCCGTCGAGTCCGCCCGCATCGAGCTCTTCCGGGCCATCGTGGCTGAATCTGAATACATCTTCACGGACATTGAATTCAAGATGGTATCCACCTCCGCAAAATGACTCCTCCCGTCCTTCACGTCCGCCCGTTAAAGGGCTTCAAATACCAACTCGCGCAGTCGGCTCGGTTCGCCGTTCCGGAGTTCCCGCGCGAACTTGAGTTCCATCACAAATATTTTCGCCTGATGAAAGGAACCCTTTCCGTAAAGGAAGGGTATGCCTGGGATGGGCCGAGCGGCCCAACGCTGGACACACCGGCGAGCATTGCGGCCAGTCTCTGCCACGATGTTTTTTATCAGGCCATCCGGCTGCGTCTGATTTCTCCCGCCCATCGTTGCCGCGCCGACCGCGTGTTTTTGCGCCATTGTCTGGATTACGGCCTGCCGTGGTGGCGTTCGCTCTACTACTTCGCCGCGCTCCGTCTTTGCGGAGGCGAACATGCCCGCCCATTGCCGGAGGGCGAGGCCGGCGAGCCTCCCGACCTTATCATTTCCCCGGACAATCCTCCCGTCGTTTAAAACCAAAGATAAAATGAAAATAGTATTCAAAATCGCACTACTCACCGCCATTGCCCTGTTCTCGGGCTGCGCGGCTTTCCAAAAAACAACAGCATCCGACGCCGCAACCCGTCTCTACTTTCAGACAGACGACGGCCGCCGGGTGGAGCTTGTGCTTCCAAAAAACATGGTCGCAACCAAACTGGAGCTTCGCGCTGGAGATTACTCTCTCTCGGCGGCAGAACTCAAAACCGACGCCTCAACCGTGATGGACTCCGCGGGCGCGGCCAATGCCGCCCAAGCGCAGACCATTTCCGAGATGACCAAGACACTCGGAAGCATCGTTCCTCTCGCCGTAAAAGCCGCCGCCGAAAGCGCGATCCCATAAAATGTCCGCCGCTGAAATTCTCAAAACCATCACGGACACGATCCTGATCCCGCTTTGTATCTGGATTCTCTATACCGTTCACCGGTTGGACAAGCGCGTTGAAATCAACGTCGTTTACGGGAAGCAGCACGAACAAGAAGTCGTAAAACTTTGGGCGGAGATCAATGACACAAAATCGCGTCTCCAACAGATCGACGCCCAGTTGCTTGAACTGCGCCTGAGGTTTCCCGTCACAGATAAAACACCGGACCTCTCCCACCTGATGCCCCGCAAGCATCCGACAAAACCATACACACCATGATCGAACCCGACTCCCCCCCCCCCTCCCCCTCACAGGGCAACACGCTTAGCGTGCCGCTCTCTGTTCTCGAAATCGACGGCACGCCGCCAGCCATTGGCGACGAAGCCGAAGCGATGGTCAAAGTCCGCATCGTCTCCACCGATGAGGCCGCCGGGACCGCGCAAGTCGAAATCGTTGCCGTCAACGGTCAGGACGTTTCCTCCCCCGCCCGCGAACCGGGCGAAGCGGACATCGCCCGTCTGGCCGCCGCCGCCGACGCAAAACTCTAGCCAACCCGCCATGCCGATCTACGAATATCAGGAAACTGAAACGGGGCTGACATTTGACGCCCATTTCCCGGTCGGCAAAGCGCCGGATGCTATCACGTTCCGGCGTGTCACCGTCCCCCGCCGTGTCGGAACCATTGTCGGGGCGAAACCGCCGTCCATGGGCGAACAACTCATGGGCGGATTTCGCGCCCTCGAAGAGGCAGGCAAGCTCAATGACCATAACCCGAATTATCTTCCGATAAATGTAGTCAAAAAAACACTACAAACGCCGGACTGAGTCAAAAAGCTGAAAGCTCCAAGCTCATAGCTCCAACTACCAACCGCTCTCAACATGCCCGTCCAAGTCGAAATCGCCCGCCCCGCGTTTGTGGATTCAGACACGCCAAACGCCCGCCAGTTCAATGACGTCACGGTCAAAACCGCCACCGTGCCCGATGCCGCCGCCACCACGGAAGGCGTTGTGCGCCTTGCGGGTGACCTCGCCGGCACAGCCGACGCGCCCCAACTCGCCGTTGTCAGCAGCCTCAACGCCGGGGAATACGGGAAAACCGACCTCAACGTCCCGTCCATCACGGTCGATGCCAAGGGGCGCGTCACCAAGGCCGAGGATCGGGCGTTGCCAATTTCGGCGGACGCCGCCAACGCGCTCAACGCCGAGACGGCTCAGGCTCGCTGGGAGGCTCTGGGATTCGCCACCTCCGCACTCGCCACGATCATTTACAAACAGGTCATGCAACTGCATTACCCGATTGGCGAAATCCTCATCACGCGCCGTAGCGGAAATCCAAATACATGGTTGGGATTCGGCACCTGGGTTGCGCACGGCGGCGGTCGCATGATTGCCGGTCACGACGGCGGCGACGGGGATTTCAACGCTATCGACAAGACCGGCGGCGGGAAAACGCACACACTCACGCAAGCGCAACTCCCGGCGGCAAAAGTCACCTTCCCGTCGCAGAACTTGCAAACCAATGAGGACGGAGAGCATCAGCACGAATATGAGGATGCTTACTACGCGGGCATCGTGGGTCAGGCACCGGAAGGTGTGAAGACCGCGACAATACCGCTCAACCGGGGCACCAGCAATAATTCCTACGGTAGCCCGCGCGTAGCATGGCTGCGCAGTGCCACTACGCCATCCGGCGGAAAACATAAACACACATTCTCCATGTCACAGGTGCAGTCCAACAACCTCGGCACCGGCGCGGCCATCAACCACCTGCCGCCCTATCAGGTTTATTTTATTTGGAGGCGCACGGCATGACGCTAAAACAACTCACGGAATTTTGCGCCGAAAAAATCGGTATCAATGACATCACAACACGCGAGCTTGCCGCGAAATTCGCCGCCGTCCGCTGGTCAATGATTTGGGATTCGCGCGCATGGACGCAGTCTCGCATTTATGATGCGGTCAGCGTCCCGACCGGACAGCAGGAAGTGACCTTGCCCGTGGATTTCACGTTGGTTCACACGGCGCGCTGGAACAAAAACCCCATCCTGCCGATGGACGACATCACGGCCTTTCACCAAGACCCCGGCGCATGGGATGCGTCGGGGCCGATTGTCGCTTTCAGCGCGTTGCCCAAGGATGCCGAGGGCCGCGCCCGCATCCGCCTAACGCGTGTTCCGGTCGAGTCCGGCACCCTCTACATCATCGGCAAACGCCGTTGCCCGCCGCTCGTCAATGACAACGACGAACCCACGCTGACCGGAATCTCGGAATGCCTCACGGCATTCGTCATGGCCGATCTAGAGCAATGGCAGCGTCAGTTCACCAAGGCCCGCGAGTTTTTGTCCGAAGCCAACGCCTTGCTCAAACAGGCGGTGGAAATCGACACACAGCAGGCAACGCAGGTCGTCCAAGTCATCCCGAACATTCAGCAACTGGAAACTTCTGACTTCTGATTAGCCTTCCATGTCCCTGCAACTTTTCAGCGACACCCTTGACGACGATCCGGCCACAGCGGCCTGTGACGGGTTTGTCGGTGCGGATTTTGCCACGAAGCCTAATCTGCTTGCCGAGGGCATCGTTCGGGCCGGGGAAAATGTCTGGATGGATGCTGACCGCATGGTCAACACCCGGCCCGGCTTGCGCATGGTGTCGCTGTTGCTTGAGAACAACGAGCCGTTGCCCGCCGATGATGAGGAGATGCGCATTCAGGGCATGGGCTACTACGACACGCCCGACATCGAACGCCTCATTGTCGCACGCGGCGGCAAGCTCTACGCCATCCACAGCGATGACGCCGCCGCGCTTTGGACACTGCTGGAGGGCGCGCCGGAAATCGCCCCCGGCCCTGTCCGCTTCTGCCAGATGGTGGACCGCCTCTATTATCTGGACGGCGCGGGCGTCCTCAGATGGTGCGCGTTGATCGTTAACACATGGGAACACGGCACGATCACGAAATTTTCCAATGGCACGGACATGCCGGCGTGGCAGTTTTTGTGCGCCCACCAGTTCCGCCTCTGTCTGGTGCAACGCGGCGGGCATCGCATGTATGTTTCGGCAGTTGGGCAGGCGAGCGCGGAGGCGGATTGGATTGTCACAGACAACGTTCGCGTTGGCACCGGCGAGGGAGACCCCATCCGCTCTCTCGTCTCCGCCATGGGCGGCGGCCTTGGCGTGTTTTGCGCGGGCAGCGTCTGGAGCATCGATTCTTCCGACCCGGTTGTCGGCAACTGGTCAATCATGAAGGTGACGGACATCGCCGGTTGCGCCGAGGGCAACACGGTGGTCGCAGTCGGTCAGGACATCTATTTTCTCTCGCAATGGGGCGTGTGCTCGCTGGGCGCGCTGCAAACGACGGATTCGATTTCCCCGGCGAGCACGATTTCAGCGCCGATTCAGCCTTTTTTGGATCGCATCAACTGGAGCCAAATCCGCAACGCATGGGCCACGGTTTGGGGCGATCTTTACCTGCTGGCCCTGCCTTTGGATGAAGACACGTTGCCCATAAAAATTTTCCCGTTCCATCTGCGCACCAAGACATGGATGTGCCCTTGGACGGCGAAGCTCGCCCCGCTGTTGCTGCGCGAGGAACCGACCGGCCCCCTCGCCCTCGAAACCGAAGCGGGGGAATTTTTGATCGACGAGGCCGGCCCCGCGCCAGTCGGCAACGTGCTCGCCGACGAAACGACGGGCACTCAGGGCGCGGTTGACCTGATCCCCTTTCGCGGGTTTTCGTGTGGCATCATCTCCCGCTTTGGCGGTTTGTCAGAAACGATCATCGGGGACAGCAACGGGCGCGTGTTCCTCCTTGATCCGTCATGGGAAAAGGATGACAGCCTGCCGAATCGTTCGCAGGAAATTCCCTCGTGGGTGACAACAAAATCACTGGATTTTGAATTCCCTTCGCATCTCAAACAGCCGTTTTGGATGCAGGTGTTGTTCTTCAAATCCACCGCGCGCGGCGTGCAACTCAACCTTGTGCGCGACGGGTTGCTGTCATGGCCGGACACGGCACTGGAGGAATGCGAAAAAATTGAACGTTTCGAGACGATGGGCGGCGCGGCGTTTTTCCCGATCACGTTCCCGATACACTTTCAGCGCACGTCCTCTTTCGAGGTGAAACGGCACATCCGCGACATGCCGCGCTTCCTCGAATGCGGTCTGCAAATCCACTGCGCGCGCGGTCGCTTGCGCCTGCGCAGCGTGCGCTTCGCCACGTTTCTCGACACCCCGGAACTGCTCTAAACCATGGTTACGCTCCCGGCAAAACTCATCGCCTTCTCACTCGCCAGCGAGCCGTTCCGCTGTCCGCCCGGCCCTTATGAAGTCATGGCGTTTTTGCGAAAGCATTCGCCGTTTACGCGTCCGTGGTCGATTCGCGCCCTCGCCGACTGGTTTTTCTTTCACTGGCACAATGGTTCGATCCTTTGCGTGCGTGACGGTTCGCGCATCGTTGCCGCCGCCGTCGCCCGTCAGGTCGATTTCCCTAGGGAGGCACTGGAAGACGACTATCTGAATCTTGAAAACGGCCGCATCGTCTGGATCGACATGATTGCCAGCGTTCGCCCCCGCGGGTTGCGCCTGCTGGCCCTGCTTTTGGTCCAGAATGTCCGGGGCACGCCGCTGGCCGTGTGCGGGCGCGTAGTGGCCCATAACTTCCGTCCACGCGTCATACCGTGGCCCGTTTTTTTGTCCAAAATCATCAACTCTCAACCGCAAAAAAAGGAATAATCATGGGTGGCAAAGGCGATGAACCACAACCGGCGGACTATGCCGCCGCGCAACAAGAGGCACTTTACACGCAATACGATTTGCTGCCGAGCCAGCGTATGCTTGAGCAGGCCGCCAGCCAGGGAAAAAAGATCCAGTATGTCGATCCGCGCACTGGCGAGACCAAGACCGCCGATTTTACCGGACTCGGCGATTTTGAAAACACCAAGGCTTACGTCGATTTGCTCGCACAAGTCACCGATGACATGTCGGAAAAAGACTATGCGCGACGGCTCGAATACGGGATAAAAAATGCGCAGGCCGCCGCCGATGAAGTCAAGGCCGCCGATCCGCTCGCGTATGAGGTCCGGCAAGACGTCACGCAAAAAATAAAAGATCAGGTCAACGCGGAGACGGAAACATTTGACCCGTCCGCCGACCTCGCACGCGAAGCCGCGCGCGCCGGAAGCGAAGGGCAGGCTTCGCAAAACATGACGGCTTTGCTCGCTCAGCTCGCACAGGAATACCAGCTTGGCGGACAGCTTGACGCGCAGACTCAACGGCAGTTGACCGACCAGACGCGCAGCGGGCAGGCCGCGCGCGGCAATTACCTTGGCGATGCCGCCGCCGTCGTGGAATCCGCCACGATGGGGCAGGCCGCCGAGGCCCGCAAACAGCAGCGGCTTGGCAACCTCATGACGGGCATCGGTCAGGAGGCGCAGTTGGCGCAACTCGGCATCGGAGCGGCGCAGGCTCAGGCCAACGAAGAGCGTTCCGCACGCGCCGAGACATGGGGCCATGAACAACAGGCGCTCTCTAACGCGAGCGCGATTGTCTTGGGGCAACCGATCACAAACCAGTTTGGCAGTCTCGCCGCCGCCCAACAGGGCGCGGCACCGGGCGCGGCCAACTTCGCCGGGCTCGTTCAGAGCGGCACCAACTTCAACGCCAACGCCGGTTCCGAAATCTTCCAGATGCAGGGTCAGAACTACAAAACACAGATGGAAAATCAGCAGGATTCGCCCTGGATGAGCCTGCTGGGCGGCGCGGCCGGCGCGGCCATGATGTCGATCTAACGTCCATCCGGACTCACCTAACATACAAAACAACAGTATCAGAAAGGAAACTACACAATGGCACGGGTATCACATCTCGCAGACGGGCTTACGCTCGGCATGAAAATCGGCGCTGACGCACGGCAGGCGCGCGCAGACCGCGATCTGCGCAAGGAACTCACACAAAAACAACTGGACGCGGATGCCGCCCGCTGGCGCGAACGCATGGCTCACGAAGTCGATATGCAGGGCCGTGGGTTTACACATGCCGCAGACCAAGCCGAACGCGGCTTTGGCTACAGCATGAAACTTGGCGACGCCGACCGCGGTCACCGCACCAGCGAGCGGCTGGGAAGCCAAGATTTCACACTAAACCGCGACGCCCTGCAACAGGGCTTCAAGTCCGGCGAGAGCGAGAAGCAACGGCTGTTCGAGGATATCCGCTTGGGCAAGCAGCTTGACCACGACGCACGGCAGCGGGGAATCGACCGCACACTGCGCCAGAGCCTCGCCGACGCCGAACTGACGTCCAAGAATGTGCCGCAGGCTGTTGTCACCATGACAGACCCGCGCGACACAAACAACGTCATCAGGACTTCCGGCCCCGCCGCCACCCTGCTCGCCTCCCGACTCGGCACTGGCAGTATGGGGCGCGCAGGCGGATCAACGCCATCATTCGGCGAGCTTCCTGTGGTGGGGAAAACATATTCGAGAAATGAGGACGGAACGGTTTCCACCGCTCCGCTGGCGCGGCCCGCCGCGCCGACGTTCGATCCGAAGAGCGAAGGAAGGATTGTGAATGGACCGGACGGCAGACGCTACGTGATCAAAAACGGCACGCCGATTCCCGCAAACTAAACGCAAATCACGCACATGACAAACCCTCCGCTTCCCACAGGCTGGACCTATGCGGACGAAGAACCGTCCGCGACAAACCCTCCGCTCCCCACAGGCTGGACTTATGCAGAGCCGGAAACGGTCGGAACGATCCGGGGGACGTTCAACAGCGCGAAGCGCGGCGGTCATGCGGCGTTGCAATCGCTGGATGCGGTCGGTCTGGTAGCCCGGTCGAATTGGGACAGGCAACTCGCCGAGTGGGAAAATTCGCCCAATCCCAAGTTGCGGGAACGTGCGAGAAAAAATCGTGAGCTCATCCGTGAGCAGACTCCGCAAATCATTCAGGACATCGCCGGGCGACAGGCGAAAATTGAAGCCTTGCCGCAAGCCCCCGGCAAGGAGGCGTTCGACCAAGCGGAGGGAGCTTGGGCGAAGTTGGTGGAAGCTGGTAAAAGTCCAATACAGGCCATTGCCGGGCTCTCCGCCGAGAGCATCCCGGCCAGCGCGCCCAGCATCGCCCTTGGCGCGCTAGGCTCCGCGGGGGGGCCGGTGGGAACCGCAATCGGAGCGGGAACCGGGTCGTATGCCATGGAATATGCCGGCACGCTCATCGACGTAATCCGTCAGGAAGGCGGCGATTTTCAGAAACCGAAAACCATCCAAGCGATTTTGAATGATCCTGAAAAAATCGCGGCGATTCAGGCCAAGGCGGCAAAGCGGGGCGTGCCCGTGGCGGTAATGGATGCGTTATCGGCGGGTCTGGCCGGTCGATTGTTCCGTGCGCCTGCGAAGAGTCTGATTGGAAAGATCGGCCAAGGCACGGCGGAAGTCGGCATTCAGGGCGCGTTGGGCGGCGCGGGTGAAGCGTTTGGCTCCCTCGCTGTCGGGGATAAGGTGGACTGGGGCGCCGTGGTTGCCGAGGCATTGGGCGAAGTCGGCCCCGGCAGTGTGGAGATTGGCACCGGCGTTGTCCGTGACCGGCTTTCCGACACCGGGAAAAATGTCCGTGAATCCGAAAAGACACTACAGGCTCAACAGAAACAACTTATTGCCGGGCAACGTCCCGCGCAGATGTTTCCAATCGGACCTGACGGCGTGGAGGCCAGCGGCGAACTGAATCTGCCGAGGGGCATGGCCCGCCTGCAAACCGAGCGCGGCGTCTTTCACTACAACCCGCGCCTCGTATCCGCCGCCAAAATACGCGAATTGAGCGCAGCGGGCAGGGAAAACGAAATTCTTGGCCTTGGCCCGCTCAACAAAAGCGACGTGGAGAACCGCGCCGCCGCCACTGGCGAGCCCATCGTTGCCATCACGGAACGCACGCCGGACGGCGTTGAAGTCAAAAGCGCGGTCGGCACTCCCGGCACCGCGCAACAACAGGCCGCCGCGCTCGAAAAGCAAAAAACACCCGGCAACACGGTACAGGTGGAACCGGCGCAAGGAGTCATTGCCGACCGGTTGAAGGAAAAATCGGGCGGCTTGGATGAGATCATGGCTCAGGTTGCCACCGCCGATGCGGAGCGTGCGAAGGCGCGGGCGGAAGAGCAGGCGCAACGGGTGGCACGGCTTGAGGCCGCCCGGCAAAAACGCGAGGCGTTTGCCGGTCACTTGGAGGTGGCGCGTGAGACAATGAAAAATCCCGACGCGACGTTTGCGCAGGTGCAGGGCGCGGCCAACGTCATGCGTTTTTACGCGGAGGACAATTCCATCGGGCTGGATGAGGAGTCGGTGTCCCGCGCCCGGCGAGGGGCGGAGGCGCTTTCCCGGCGGCTGGCCGACATGCAGGTGAGAGAGGAGTCCCGGCGCGAAGCGGAGGCGGCTGCGCGTAAACAAAATTCGGATACAGAGGAAGCCTCGAAGCTCGCCCGCATCCGAACCGACAGGGAGCGCATCAACTACATCGAGCGCACGGGGCGCGACCCCGATACTGGCAGGATCGTGGAATTGCGCAATGTGCCCGATGATAACCTGCAAGCACTCGACCCGCAGAAAGAAGGGCTGACACAGGAACAAATCGAAACCGAAATGGAACGCCGGTTCCGCGAGGAGGAACGTGAGTCCGCCGCCACCACGTCTCAGGATTACACGTTGCGCGATCTGTTCTCAGGTAAGAAAAGCGCGATGAGAGCAGCGGGGTTGACCGCCCCGTTACGTCTGCCCATTCCTGAAAAGACCCGCAAAAAAGGCGGACTTGGCGGCGAGTTGCAGATGTTGTGGGAGAGCAATGTTCCGAGCGGCTATTTTAGCAAAACCGCCCCTTCGCTGGACCGTCTGGCTGAGACTTTGCGCGGGCTTGGCTTCCGCGCCGAAACCGAAACGGATGTGGTGGACCTCATGCAACGCGCCTTTAACGGCGAGCAAATTACCCCCACCTTTGACAACTCAACCGAGTATGCCACCGCCAGCCATGAATCGGACACGCTGACCGATGCCGGCGCAGAACGTGAAATCGCTGCGCTGCGCAAAGCCTTCCCGGAATTGACGCGGGAATATGACATCGAAACCGGTCTGGTCGAAGACTTGCTGCGGGCGCGTGGACACGATGAGCCGGTGCCGGAATCCGCCGTGGCCGCGATCAAACGCTTGCGCGGACAGCAGACTCTCATCGTGCTGGCCGCGCGGGCGTGGAGAGACCGTGCGAAGGGCGCGGCCTTGTTCACTCACGAAATGGCGCATGCCTACCTTGACACCCTGCCAGCCGAAACGCGCTCCCTGTTGCGCGATCTTTACGAACGCGAGACGAGCGATCACACCGGTCCGCTCTTCGACAGTAACGGAAAACCCAATACAGACATCGCCTTTTTGCCGGAGCAATTTTCATCGGAGCGTTTGCGACGCGACCCCGATCTTGCATTCAAAGAATGGTTTGCCGAGCGCGTTGCAAAGTTTAACCGCGACTGGATGCGGGGCAAAATCGACGCCACCGGCCACTCCCTGTTGCGACGGCTGGCGCACCAGTTGCGCGAGTTCATCCGCCGCATCTGGTCGGCCCTCGCCGGACGTGATGGCATCGACGCCAACAGCGAACTGTTTGAGGATGCGTTTCGCCGCTGGCTCACCGGCGGCGCGGATGCGCAGACCGGACGCGAGGCAGGCACCGCCTACGCCATACAACAACGCAGGGGAGAATCCCGCGTTGATTACGGCAAGGGGCGGGATAAAAGGGGGATGGTGAAAACCCATCCCTGGCCTAAAGGATTCCCTGATATCATCTGGCATGGCGACCAGACGAGCATCAATGCGCATCCCGAATACCGGGCGGCCAAGAGCGGCAATGTGGGAGCCGCCGTGCGTCTGGTGGGAGCCTTTTTTGAGGCGAAGAAGGTGGATGGATTGGCAAGGCGTTTTCCGAACGCGCTCATTGTCCCCGTCCACGCGGAGGAAGCAACGGGGCGCAATGCCATCCCGTCAGCCTATGCGTCAATGCTCGCCGAGGTCACGGGGTTGCCGGTCTATAGCGAGATTGTGCAGTCCAACCACCGGCGCGCCACGGGGCAAAGCGGATTGTATCGCTGGGCGCGGCGGGCTGAGTTTGCCGGGCCAGTGGAAGCGGGGCGTGACTACATTATTGTGGACGATATGCGTAGCATGGGAGGGACGCTCAATGCACTACGCAACCACATCGAAACCGGGGGGGGGCGTGTTGTGCTGGCATCCACGCTTGGAGCCGACACCAAGCGTTTGCCCGGGGACCGTGTGCCGCTTGCACCGCGCCCCGAGGTGCTCTCTGAGCTTGACCGCCGGTTTGGTTTGGAGAACATAAGCCGCACACTCAATGAACTCGGCATCTACAGTGACGCACGCCACCTCACCGGTCCTGAAGCCTATTGGCTCTCGACATGGCGGGGATCGCTTGACGATTTCAGAAATCGAGTCCTTGCGAGCCGATCTAAAGACGAAGGTAGCGGAAGCACAGCGTCTGATCCGTCAGGGGGCAGCCCGGAATCATCCGATGGCGGCGTAGAATTCGCCACCGCCGCCGGGAGGGAAGAGGGAGGCAAATCGCCCATTGATCCGAAGTCGGAGTCTGAGAAGGCGCAAGAGGTGGTTGACAACATGGCGAAGCCGCCGCCGTCCGCCCGGCTTGACGCGTTGCTGGCAGAGCTTGAGCGGGGCCAAAAATTGCGCAGCGACGGCGCGCGTGCCCAAAATGAGAGCGCGATGGAAGAGGGCAACCGCATCGCGCGCTGGGCAAAGGGCAGGCTCGATCTTGAGTTTCCCGATTGGGAGAGGGATGCCGGACAGAGGGCCGCAAATCCGCCACCCACACCGCCAGCCACGGACGCGGCGTCCAGTGCCCGCCCGTCAAAGGTTGTGCGTGACATCTATGGACATACCTCAAGCAGGCCGTCGTTTCTGGAAAAATCATGGGCCGCGCTTCGTGACATTCTGTATTCCTTCCGGGGGGCCGTGCCAGAACTGCCGGCTTTCCCCTCCGCATGGTTTCGCAACAAGGAAGACCGTTTTATCAACCCGAATGATGCCACCGACGAACTGTCCACGCTGAAAAAGCGTCTGCTCGAACAGGCCGAAGCGATCAAGAAACGCGGGATGCCTGTTAGCGGCACATTGAAAAGGCAGTTGGAACTTTTGGACAAGCTCACCGGCACCGGGCCCGCATTCTACAACCGGATCAAGGAACTCCGGCGCACGCTTCTGGCCGGAAACGATGCCGTGCAAAAAGACGCCGACCGGGCCTTGAAAAAAATCGTGGAACCGTTGTTGAAGGCGGGCGGCGCGCGGTTCGGCGCCGAGGCCTACCGGAAGTTGCAGGGATTGCAGGAACGCAAGCGCAAGCTCGTCAACGCTGGCAAGCCGGTGTCCGCCGACTTGGACACGTCGATTGCCGATTTGGAGAGCCGCATGGAGAGCCAGCCCATCGTGTTGTTCCAGCAATTGCTCATGATGCTGGATTTCCAGTGGCGAGCCGAAAACATCACGCTTGAGGATGGCGGAGCCCCCAAGCTCCCGAATGATATGACACTGCCCGAGGTGCGGGCGGAATTGGCGCGACTCAAGCAGGCTGTGGCGGCACATCCGCAACAGGGTGTGATTCTGGACGCCTTGCGCGCACACATGGACATGGTGAAGAGCATCGCAGACGACTTGAAGGAACGCTCGCTTTTTTCGGCGGATGAACTCGCCAATCCCTACTACTTCCCGCACGTCGTTCTTACCGCATGGGAAGATGGCAAACTAGTGGAGCGAGAAATGCGCATAGAACGCATCAAACCGGACGCGGATGCCGATTTTCGCGGGTATCTGGTCACCCCGGTCGGCAGCGCCCGCAACATCGAAACCGACTATGCGAAGGCCATGTATTACCATCTTGTGCAGGTGGGGGAGCACAATTGGAAGGCCGATGCCGTGCGCGACTTCGCCAAATTCTATGACGTGCGCGAAGCGGCGGAGGAATTAGCCAAGCTTCGGGGGATGAGTCTGGAGCATTTTTTCAATGTGGAACTGGCCCCGGCGGGTTATGCGAAATACGGCGCGGAAAGCATGGACGCATTCACTGCATTCGAGATCAACCGCGCTGCGCTTGCCCGGCGTCTGGGCGTGGCGCTGACCAGCGAAGACTTGCACGAACAGTTCAAAAAACTCGGGGTCGATAACGTGCGGCTCAACGCTGGCGACATCGAATCCGTCCTCCATCAGAGCGAACGTGAAACGTGGATACTGCCGCGCCGGGTGGCGGATGCCTTGCGCGGCATCCATGCCAGAAGCTCGCACACGGAATGGGCGCTTAACCGCGCCCTCAAAAAAGCGCAGGGCTGGTGGAAGCAATGGAAGCTCATGATGCCCCAGAACCATGCCCGTTACGAGTATGGGAACATGGTCGCCGACGCGGAAAAAATCTTTTCATCAACCCCCGGCACCCTGCGCAAACTGCCGAAGGCAATGAAAGAAATCCACGCCCTGTGGCTGGAAAAGGGCGAAATCAGCCCGGAACTGAAGGGCGCGATCAAGGAAGGCGTCATCAACACAATCACGGCCCAGGAGGTTAACGCCTTGCGCACCCTGCGCGCCTTTGAGCAGTTCGAGACGGTTGCCGAGAGAGTCATACGCGAGTTGAAAAACCGTTTTTCGAGCCTCCATTACCAGTGGTTCACCAACTTCATCGGTCTTGGCCACCTGCCATCATGGGAATTGAGCGCCATGCGCGAGGCCATCACCCGTTACGCCAACTACCTGAACAACCTCGAAAAACTGGAAAACAACGCCCGCCCCGACTACGGCGGGTCCTACTGGCGCGACATCGACGCCATGCAAGAGAGCAAACCGGGGGCGGGGGATGCCAACATTCGCAAAGCCGCCAAAATCAGCAGGGACACGTTTGGCGATTATGACAACATCAGCGTTGGCGGACAATACATCCGCGAACACTTGCAGGCGTTTTATTCGTGGACAGAGGTCAATTTCAAATACCATGCCAACGTGCTGCGCAACCTGCGCGACATGTCGAAAGCCGGAATGTTTTCCAAAACCGAGACCGGCAGGAAGCTGGCAAAGGAAATGGCATTCCGCACCGGGAGCGCGGCCGCATCCAAGGCGGGCAAATTCATTATCCGGCTGGCCGTCCCGTATGTGTTGATGCACGCGTTCGCCAGCATCTGGATGGGGGACAATGAGGATGATTTGAGTGAGGAGGACAAGCGGCGTCCCCACCTGACCACCTCCAAACGCAAGGATGGCACGTTTTTCGTCCAATACTTCAACACCGCCTTTGCCGACGTGCTGAGATGGTTTGGAGGTGAACGCTTCATGCATGCCGCCATGTCATGGCTTACGGGAAAAACCGACTTTGCCACGGCGGTTGAAGCGGCGGAGGAAGCGTTGTCCGAGGCCCCCAAGGATTTCGTCAACAACGTTGCGGGGGGACTGTCCCCGCATCTCAAACTTCCCGTCGAAGTCGCGACTGGCAAAAAGATGTTTCCCAACGTGTTCGACATGCGCACAATCCCCGCCTACGACATGAAGCGTTACATTCTCGAATCGTTGACGGACGGTTTCACCGCCGACATGATTGCGCGCGTCGTGGACAAGGATTATTATTCGGTGCGCGACATGGGTTCATGGGTTCGCCAATTGCTCTTACAGCAGCGGTTGCGTGATCCGGAACAGTTTGGCTATTACGCCATCCGGGACAAAGCCGATGAATTTGCGGAGATGAAGCGCGGACGTCCGCGCGGCACCGGTGCCGGTGTGGGAGACGTGCGGGACCAACTCACGCGCAATTTTCGCCGGGCCATCTACAATGGCGATGCTGAGAACGCCATGCGCTTCTACAATCGCCTGCTTGAGGAAGGTTACACGGCGGAGAGTTTTGCGGCCAGCATCCGCTCGCAAGACCCGCTGCATGCAATCAGGAAGGAATGGCGCCGGGAGTTTGTCGAAAGCCTTGATCTGCTGGGGCGTCGGCAGTTGGAAAACGCTTATCGCCACTACGAGAAAATTGCGGCCAGTCGGGGCCGCGAAAAAGTGTTGTTCCCCACGAAGGCGAGCGGCGAGCGAGGCCAGCAACGCTACCAAGCCGCCCCCCGCACGGACTACCTGCAACGTTTGCTTGAAGCGAGCGAGCAACTGACCGATGATGATGAAGTTGCGAAGGCTAACCGGGCGTTGCAGCAAAGCCTTAAAAAACGCTGA